ACATTGTGCCTAAAAGTCTTACAACAGAAAACCCAATCCTAAAAGGAGTGGTTCCAGATTTTCCAAGAGGAGATAAAGGTACAGGCGCAGACCCAGAAGAAAAAGAAGATATCTTTCAAAGAGAGTCGGGCAAAAGAATAGCTACTAGGCCTGATGGAGAATTTACAAAAGCCAGCATGCGAGCTCCAACAAACCTAAGCGATATGATTAAAGATGTTCTTAAAAAATTTGATAAAGAAGATCTTACAGCAACAGAAGGCAGCTTTGCAGACGGCGGTAGAATTGGTTTTAAAAAAGCAGGTATAGTTAGAAAACCAGGAAATGTTGGAAGTATTACAGAAGTGCTTTCTAAAATTGATGGTGAACCTGTTGGCTATGTTGTTGATATTAAGAGTCCTGGAAAAGGAGGCGCAAGACCTGACATAGGAAAAACTTATTACGGCATAAAAGAATTTGGAAACATTAAGAATGCAGAGGCAGAGGCTAATAAAAAATATAATGAAGTTATTCAAAGAAAAGAATTTAGAAATCTTCAGGGAGATAAACAACTTGTTAGAAGAGAAGAGGTTGTAAAAACTTTTTTAAATTATTTAGGAAATAATCCAAGAACCCCTAATGAGTTTGATGGTTATGAAAAACTTGAACCAGAACTAGAAAAATATAAAGGATCAGATGGAAGATTTGAACAAATCAATAAAGATTTTAAAGATTGGAAAGAGGGTAAATTTGAAGTTGAAGGAATTGACAGAAAAAATTTATCTAAAGAGGCAAGGATAGAAATTAAAAACTGGTCTCCACAACTAAGGGGAGACAGAACATTAGTTAGACAAAATCAACTTAAATTTTTAAATGAATTAAACAATAATCAAGATATTTCTCCTGTTAAAGTAAAAGCTCAATTTAAAAAACAGTTTGGAAAAGGAAAATATTATAGTGACATTACTTTTGACTCTAGAATACAGGATCTTACAAAAATAAAAAGAGAAGGTAGTTTTGGAGATAAAAGATTAACCGCTGGCATAGAGGTAGGAGAAAGAGCCCCTTGGTTAAAAAAAGCTTTATCTGAAAACATATCTTTTGGTAATAACTATAGCAGAATGATTAGAGCAGCTGATGTACTAGAATCTAAAGGTAAAACTAAAGAAGCTAAAAGATTATATTCTGTTGCAGATAAATTTTTTGGTAGCAACGGTGTTTTAACTAATCTACCTGGACAAGCAGAACACCCCTTATCTGTAACTTATGGTGGAACAGATAATTTATTAAAAGTAGATAGTTTAGTTAAAGGAGATTTAAATCAACTTAAAAGAGTTGTTTTTGATACACCCCTTAAAAAACTAAGAAGTGAATATAATAAATCAGGAACAACCCCAGGAAGAAGAAACGAAATTAAAAATTTATTAGAAAATAGAAAATCTTTTATGAACTATTTAACTTCTGGTTCGGTCGATAAAGGAATAGCACAATCCGTTAATTTTAATTTTACACCTACAGAAGTTACATTTACTTCTAGTGTTACCCCTGTAGACAAGCTTGGTAAAAATTATGATTTTGGAACTTTTGTTAAAAAAGGAGAAGAGTACAGCAAGGTTTTTGCAGAAAAAGGAAAAGAGTTAGATTTAATTACAAAAGGCGGTCTTGCAAAAAGAACAGCTGTTAGTGATAAAGCAATTAATCAAGTTCTATTTAATTTCTGCCCAAGAGTTGGAAAACAAACAGGATCTTCAGTAACTAAATGTACTCCTCAAGAAGCTGCAGACAATATGAAAAAAAAATTAATAGATTTAAAACAAGGTAAACTACCTATTGATGAGGCCAATAAAGTTTCTGTTAATCTTAACAAAGTTGCTAAAGTAGGGTCTAGAGTGGGTAAGTCATCCGCACTTGCAACCCTAGGTCCATTAGGAATTGGCGGAGATTTTTTTGTAGAAGGTATGATTGTAGCCAATGATTATTTAGGGGGAATGCCTGGTAAAGAAGCATGGTATAGAAACTGGTTAAGTGTTCCTTTTGGCGGAGGAGCAGATAAGGCAGATGCTATGGAAATGGAAAGAATTGCAGGAACAGAACCTGCTGCAAATAGATATAAAAAAGCGGTCGAAGACGTTAAAGAATTTGAAAAACTTTATGAAAGAAGGGATGAAGTTAGAGCAGGACAGTTAGATCAATTTGATTTAAAAAGTCCAGGAGAGTTTAATTTTGAAGATATAGGAAAAGCCGATCAAGCTTATTTAGATAAATATAAACAATTACAAAAAGAAGCAGAAGAAGGAAACAATATAAATACAATACTTAAATATGGTTCTCCAGAACAACAGGCTTATGAGAGAAGAGCAGAAGTTGAAAATGTTAAAAGGTTTCAAATAGGTCTTGATAAGGACCCTTTTGCTAGACGAGCCATAGAGAGAAGATCAAATATTTCACCAGCTTTAACTAAATCATACGCAGGCGGAGGCATAGCTAAACTAGCCGGCGATAGATCGGGAAAACCACCAGAGTCAGGACCCACACCACAGGGCTTGGCTTCTATAATAAAACGTGGTAGAAAATACTAGGAGTTTAAATGGCAGACATAGATAAATCACTTCCTAACACTCGTACTCAGATTAAAGTTCCGGGCGAAGAGGTCGAGATAAAGGAAGAAATAAAAGAACAGGCACCCGTAGAAGTTATCCCTGAAGAGGATGGCGGTGCAACGATTGATTTTGAACCAAGTGCAGTTAATGTACCGGGAACAGAAAAACATTTTGATAATTTAGCAGATATCTTACCTGAAGATATTTTAGACCCAGTAGGATCTGAATTAAAAAGTAATTACATGGATTANAAGATGTCTAGAAAAGATTGGGAGAAATCTTATACAGAAGGTTTAGATCTTTTAGGATTTAAATACGAAAACAGAACAGAGCCTTTTCAAGGTGCTTCGGGGGCCACGCACCCTGTACTAGCAGAAGCTGTCACACAGTTTCAAGCTACAGCATACAAAGAATTATTACCAAGTGACGGNCCAGTAAGAACACAAGTTCTTGGTGTCAAGACACCGGCTAAAGACCAACAAGCACATAGAGTAAAAGATTTCATGAACTATCAAATCATGGATCAAATGACAGAGTACGAACCAGAGTTTGATTCTATGTTATTTCATTTACCTTTAGCAGGATCTACATTTAAAAAAATTTACTACGATGATTTATTAGGCAGAGCAGTTTCTAAATTTGTTCCTGCGGATGATTTAATCGTACCTTATACAGCAAACAGTTTAGCTGAAGCCGAAGCTATTATTCACGTTGTAAAAATATCTGAGAATGAATTAAGAAAACAACAAGTAGCAGGATTTTATGCTGATGTTGAATTAACACCTCCAGGTACAGTTGTTAATGACGAAGTTTCAAAAAAAGAAAAAGACTTAGAAGGCACTACAAAATCTGGAAAACAAATTCCTATGTACACTCTTCTTGAGTGTCATGTGGATCTAGATTTAGAAGGCTTTGAAGACATTGGTCCAGACGGCGAGCCGACTGGTATCAAGTTACCCTACATCGTTACAATCGAAGAGGGTAATGGAACGGTTCTTTCGATAAGAAGGAACTATGCGCCCAACGATCCAAAAAAACAAAGGGTCCAATATTTTGTCCACTTTAAATTTCTGCCAGGACTAGGATTCTACGGATTTGGATTAATACANATGATTGGCGGATTGAGTAGAACTGCAACGGTCGCTCTCCGCCAATTATTAGATGCAGGGACACTATCAAATTTACCTGCAGGATTTAAACAAAGAGGTGTGAGAGTTAGAGATGAAGCATCACCAATACAACCTGGTGAATTTAAAGATGTAGATGCCCCAGGAGGCAATCTACGTGAAGCTTTCTTTCCTCTACCATACAAAGAACCATCAGCTACCTTATTACAATTAATGGGTATCGTGGTTCAAGCAGGTCAAAGATTTGCAGCTATATCTGAAATGCAAGTAGGCGAAGGACAATCTAATGCAGCTGTAGGCACAACGATCGCTCTTTTAG